GGCCTTGGTCAATCATGTGACTGGACATTCTAATGATTAGATTGTCAGGGACCTGTGCAGGATCTATATCTTTTAAAAATTGCGCTTCACGGGTTGGCATCCAGTGCTTCACCAATGGCGTGAGCTTGCACACCTCAAAGATCTTTTGTAGGTGTTCAGGGCTTTGGATGTCTCCGGCGTCGTGCCATCTAAAATAACCATGTTGAGCCACGGCTTTTGAATTAATAACCACGGCCATCGCTTCGACCCATTCAGGTCTACTGATGGAGGCCAGGCGTTTGTATTGTGATTTTTTTATTTCTGGATATCTTGCATAGTTACCTTTAAGAGCGTAACAGCCAGCGCATACGCTGCCCGGAACCTTCACCAGTTTGGCGCCTGTTTTGCATTCCCATGCTGGAAGCCCGTAGGCGTATCCAGGCATCTTAGCCGGCTTAGATAGTGATATTATTATTTTTTTACTTTGTTTTATATTCATATATCCTTCTTATAATTTCCCAGTTGATTTGTCAAGCTTGTAGCTTGACGCTTGTCGCTTGACGCTTTTAACTTGTCAAAAAATTTCTGCGTGTGCTTCAGGTATGAAGCCGGCAGTTGGCCGTGGTCCATTGTGAACCACGGGATCAGGTCGTTGTGTTTAATTCTTTTCATTAAAGATTTTCTCTAATTGTTTTAACACTTCAGGATCGTTTAACTTATCCCAATTGATTGCTTTACTAATAGCATCGGAAGCCTTCCAGCCATCAGGCGGTGCGTTTTCTTTATTTACTTTTTTAATTAGTTTACTTACTTTCATCTTCATCTTTCTTTTTGTATTGTTCCTGGTCCGCCTTCACCAGTCGCAAGATCTCTTCCATCGCATCCGCGATCCTTTTTAGTTGTGCTGTATCCATATATCCTTTCTATTTATTATTAAAACTATCTTATACTATCCCAGCTGCAATGTCAAGCTAGAAGCTTGACGCTTGACGCTCGGCGCTGCGCGCCTCGCGCACATTAGAATCATTCTAATGTGGTCAAGCCATTTTCCTAGACCGAAGTCTTATGGTACTTTAAACTTGACCCCAGATCCTGCTAGCTGAATTTAATTTAACACAGGATCAGGGCTCAAGTTTAGAATTATTCTAAACAAGCATTTTCATAATCATTATTAATATGTTCACTTTCAGCTTTGTATTCTTCTTTATTAGTTGCTGAAGAATTAATTATATAATAATGTTCATCAATATAATTTTCGGCAATAGCAGGGATATTTCCATATTTACCTTTTCTTTTTATCTGTCTGTTTATTGCGTCTATTCTTTTATTTTTCCAATTCATAATAGTAATATAACACTTGACAATCTACTTGTCAAGGGATATTATGGGAAATATAAACACTAACAGAAAGAAAATATGTCAGCTAAAATAAGAATGAATACCGAATACAGAAACAAATTCTACAATAGAATTAAAGATGTATTTGAAAAAGAAGAAACGCAAGAGCAACAAGCATTTCTACAAGCTAGAGAAAATTTTGATGTAGCACAAAAAACTACATTTGATTTAGCAAAGAAAGTTGTTGAAAGGTCATATCCAAAAGAAGATGTAGATACTCTACGAGTATTTAAAAAAAAATATGGCGACCCCTGTGATGTAGTAGCAAAAGATAAATGCTTTTACTTCGCACATCAAGAAGATGTAAATGACGAGGGCGAACCAGAAGAAACTAAATCACATTTTGATTTTGGTTTGTTTGGAAATGTAAATGGGCAAGAGTATTCAAGCGAAGATACTGAACACTTTGCACACGCATATTTTAGAGAAGAACTAAAAGAGAAAGGTTGCAACCCAGATATCATAGCGCAACAATCTGGCAAAGATAGCAACCCACATAAAACAAAGCATATTGATATGTGTAATAAAGCACTCGGCAAAGATAGTAGCAGTCGTTATGGTCATGATGATGATAACACAGTTGGAATGACCAAAGATTTCAACGCACCATTTTATGCTGATGTCATTGGAACTTCTTATTGTAGAAGTAGAGCAATCGCTTGTACTAAAAATGAATATCAGTTGTTTGAACAATGGCGAATGGCTAAAGCTAAAGTTGTTAGCACTCATCAAACGTGGATAAACTCTATAATGAAACAATGCGACCAATTAAAAATTGGTTTAAAAGCATATAGATATTTGTCCGAGGGTATTGAGTTGGCTACTGAACTAGGAATAAAAGTTGACGAGGCAGAACTTATTAAAACTAATTCAACAGGGCTAACAATCTACAACCCTACAAATCTGGCGAATATGATTAAGGGTATGAAAAACAAAGAACAGACGAGAGAGCAGAAGATAAAAGCCAGAATGGAATATCAAAAAGAAAGTATAAATTAGGGCTTGACTTATTATATGGGATATAGTATAATATCCCATATAAACACTAACAGAAAGAAAATATGCACATAATAATATCAAGAGTAAAATTTAATCACAACCCAGACAGCTATTGGGTAGAGGCACAATCTTCTAATGAAGATAATGCTCATCAAAAATTAAAAGCATTACAATTATTAAATGATGATGAAAATAAAACTTTTCATCTAGTGACAGTAATTTAGTACTTGACACATATGGGACATTATGTTATAATGTCCCATAAACAACAGAAAGGAAAATATGACAGACACATTTTTTATAACTTACTTTGCTAACAAGCATAAGAAATTTATAACTAGAAAAGCTCAATACAATAAACCAGACGGAACTAAGGGAAAATCTTTTGTATCTAAAAATGGAAACCCTTGTTTAGTTTATTGGGACTTAGATAAAGACGGTTGGAGAATGGCGACAGGCGAGGCGAAAATTAGAATATGAACACACTATTATATATTGGCTTAGGGTTTATAACCCTAGGCTTTTTATTGTTTATCGTTGCAGTAATAATGGAACGACACTATGACCGAAAGTTATGGGAACTAAAAGAAAGGAATAAATACAATGTCAAATTTTAAATGGTGCCATGGTCCTAAGTGTCATAAGTCACATACACAGGACCGAGTACGAGGAACTAAAGGTAGCAAGGTCTTAAGAACTAGAAAGGTAAAACAACACCAAGGTTATCAACTCGGAACTAGTTTTTATAATTGGTTTTGTAGCAATGGTTGTTATAATGACTTTGCAAATACACATGTTGAACGTATCGTGGCTATTGCACCGAGGAACGAGGCACTAGAGACACCGATCAACGACCCTAAAAAAGATAGTGAGGGTTATTATAATAGTTGGGTTATAACTGAACGAGGGGTTGACACAGCAGAATAATTATAGTATAATATCCCATATAAACAGAAAGGAAATATGTCTAATAAAATACAAGTTACTAACCCTTACTCTGGTCAATCAGCAATGCTGACCGAGGAAGAAAACAAACTCTACTTATCTATTAAGTTAGCCGAGGTAGAGGAACGATACGACACAATGCAGAAGAAGTTAGATAAGTTTAGCAGAATGAATGTACCTGCTTATATGACATTATTGGACTAGCATATTTTCCCATAGATGTCAAGCATCTATGTGTCCATAATGGGTCGCCCCCTAACGGGGGCGTACCACAACCACAGGTTGTGCGCCAGGGCGCGCACCGGGCTTCGCCCGGGCAGTGGGTCCCAAGGAGATCTGCCACAATTTTGCCACAATTGCCCCCCACACCCCTTTTATGTATAGGGGTCCCAATAGATTTACCTATATGCCTTGTTTTAGAAATAGATAAGCTATAAAATCATTATGAGAAAAAAAACAGAGCTAAAAAAATTCTGCAAAAAAATTTATGAAAACTGAAGATATAAGTAAGTTACCCCCTGACATTAAAAAACAATTTATGAAGTACGCCATTAAATTGGCTGAAAAGAAAAAGCAATCCGCTGCCCACGGTGACTTCTTAACTTTTGTCAAACAGGTATGGCCTGAATTTATAGAAGGTGATCATCACAAAAAAATTGCGGAAAAATTTAACCGCCTGGCTAATGGTGAATGTAAAAGAATTATTATCAATATGCCACCGAGACATACAAAGTCAGAGTTTGCCTCTAACTTATTACCGGCATGGATGATAGGTCGTAAACCAGATTTAAAAATTATTCAAACAACCCACACCACAGAACTTGCAGTAAGGTTTGGTCGTAAAGCAAAAACTTTAATTGATAGTCCAGAGTATCAAGAAATATTTAAAACAAAATTAAAAGAAGATTCGCAAGCCGCGGGTAAATGGGAAACACAACAGGGTGGTGAATACTACGCCGCTGGTGTTGGATCAGCAATCACGGGCCGTGGAGCGGATTTACTTATCATCGATGACCCACACTCTGAGCAAGATGCACTTAACATGACTGCACTAGAACGTGCTTATGAATGGTACACATCTGGTCCAAGACAACGTCTACAACCAGGCGGAGCGATTGTAGTGGTAATGACTAGATGGAGTATGAAAGATCTTACCGGAGCGTTGTTGAAATCACAAAAGGAATTAAAGTCAGATCAATGGGAAGTTATTGAGTTTCCTGCAATCATGCCATCAGGCGATCCTGTGTGGCCTGGGTATTGGAAGTTAGATGAATTAGAATCTGTTAAAGCATCATTAAGTTTAGGTAAGTGGAATGCACAGTGGATGCAGAATCCAACATCAGAAGAAGGATCTCTTATTAAACGTGAATGGTGGAACGTGTGGGACAAGGATTATATACCACCATTACAACATGTTATACAATCTTACGATACAGCTTTCTTAAAAAAAGAAACGGCAGACTTTTCTGCCATTACAACGTGGGGTGTATTTTACCCAGATCAAGATAGTCCTCCTAATCTTATCTTATTAGATTCTCTAAAAGAACGACTAGAGTTTCCTGAACTGCGTAAAGCAGCTCTAGAACAATACAGATATTGGAATCCAGAGACAGTCATCATAGAGTCTAAAGCCAGTGGTCTTCCTTTAACTTATGAGTTGCGTAAAATGGGGAT